GGCAGCTCGCGATCACCCATCGCACGGGCCGCCAGCGCCACCAGCGACCGCGCCATGAACGGCCGCGCGATCTCGGTCGGCTCGGTCCCGCGCACCATCGCGAACATTGCATCTTCGATGCCGCGGCGACGCGTGTCCGTTTCGTCCAGCCGGTTGCCGACGGCCGACGCGGGCACACCCTCGCTGATCCGGCCCGCGCCGCGCGTGTCGCGCTGCGCCAGCTCGTCCAGCACGGCAGACCGCGCCTGATCCATCGACACGCCTTGGGCGATCAGCCCGCGCGCGAATTCGACCGACAGGCCGTGGCGCTGCGTCAGGTCCAGCACCTCGACGGCAACGTTGCCCGCCGACCGCGTGGCCTCGGGCGCCTGCGTGGCGGGGGTGGTGTCCGGCTCGTTCGCGGCGCCGGTCGCCGTCGTCTCTGCACGCTCCATGGCGCTGCTCCTCTGGTGATCGGCCGCAACGGCGGCGCTGGTCTCGGCCCGGACGACGAGACAGGTGTTCAGCGCGGGCGCACGGGTGCTGTCGGCACCGCGCACCTGCGCTCCGGGGTCGGCGCCGATGGCGACGGCCGAAATTTCCATGGGTTCCCAGTCGACCGCCCGGTAGCGATCAAGCTGGCCGTCCTGCTTCGTGACCTCGTACCGGTGCACCCGGTAGCCGACCGACACGTTGCGGATGATGCCGCTGCGGATGTCGCGCCACACCGGCTCCACATCCTCGCGGTCCGAGAACCGGATGGTCGCATATGCGTTGCCGCCCTCGATGCGCACCGTCCCGGGCTCGACCACGCCCAGCACATCCGACAGGCTCCACGCCGAATGGCTGTTCAGGAACGGCGCCCCGGCGTTCAGGCGGTCCATGCGCATCGCCTCGGGCGACACGACCAGCTCTTCCTCGTACTGGCGAACGCCCTCGTCCCAGTCCCAGGTCGCCCGACGCACCGCAGCGCCCGTGCTGAACAGCACCTCGACCGTGCGGGCCTCGTCGTTGATCGTTGCGGCGCGCACTTCGGCCGCACGCCCCATCGGGGGCGCGTCGAACGTCGTCTGCAGCATGTCCTGTCCTCAGTCCTGGCCGGGATCCGTTGCGGGCGGCGTGCCCGGCGCATCGTCCGGCGGATCGGCGCTCTGCAGCGCCCCGCTCTTCGCCACGCGGCGCGGGTCGGTGTCGACCACCAGCCCCGCGTCGTCTGCTGCCGCCAGATAGGCGGCCTGTTCCTCGATCACCTCGTCGGGCAGGTAGCCCCGCGCGGCGATCTTCTGGGCCGTCGTCGCGAACCCGGCGCGCACCTCGGCGATGTCCGCCTGCACGTCCTGCAGCGGGTTCACGCTCTCGAACCGTGGCGGCTGCCATTTCACTGGCACGTCGGGCACGTCGATCTCGCCCGCAAGATACGCCGCGTCGATGAACCAGTCCCACAGGCGCTGACACAGCACCGGGATCACCAGCTGCCACTGCACCTGCTCGACCATGCGCCGGAACTCGTTCAGCCCCAGCCGCGACGAGCTGAAGTTGACTTGCTTCAGGTCGCTGGTCAGGTACTCATAGGGAATCCGGAACCCCGACGCGATGTCATGCGCCTGGACGCTGGTCCATTCGTAGATCCCGCCATGCGGCTTGGGATCGTTGAACGTGATGTCCTTGCCGCCGCGCAGATAGGCGAACATCCCCGGTTCCCACCGTTCGACCTCGTTGCCTTCCGAATCGACCACCAGCGCCCCGGTTGCCGAATCCTGTTCGTCGTCGTCGCCGGTCACAATGCCGACCATGGCCGCTTCCAGCTTCTTGCGCGTCAGTTCGGCGCGGCGCCAGTCGCCCATGTCGCGGATGTCGCGCATCGCGGGCGTGCCCCATGGCACGCCGCGGCTCTGCAACCGCTGCCGCTCGAACAGGTGCACCACCTGATCGACCGACAGACGGCGCGACAGCGTCGCGCCCCGCAGCGACAAAAGCCGACCGCCCGGGTGATGGTCGTACAGCCAGTACGCGATCCGCCGACCCTCGCGGTCGTACTCGATCCCGGCGTCGATCCTGTACGCGTCGCGCTCTTCCAGCTTCGACACGTCCAGGTGGTCGGCCTCGCGCAGCTCGATCTGCAGCGGCACGCGCAGACCGCGCACCGGCCCGAACCGCCGGACAGCGAACACGTCACCACCTTCGATCATCTCGCGCACCGCCAGCGCCACCAGCGCGTGGAAGGTCGAGATCCCCGCCACATCGCACTGCCGCGACCATTCCGCGAACAGCCGGTCCACCCGCCGGTTGCGCGCCTTGTTCGGCGACGCCGCCCGGGGCTCGATCCCGGTGCCGACGATGTTGTTGACCAGCACCTGCACCGCCTTCGCGGCGTAGCTGTTGTTCCGCACCAGGTCGCGCATCCGAGCCCGCAGCAGGGCTGCGTCGCGCTCGATCATCACGTCGGCCGAGGCGGTCGTGGCAGCCCAGTCCTCGGTCAGGCGGCCGCGCGACGCCGCGTCGTAACGCCGCTTTCGCAACAGCGCGGCCATGCCGTCATCACGCACCGGCGCAGCCGATGGTGCCAGTGCCTTGATCAGGCGCCCGACGAGCGTCACCGGTCGCCCCGGGCAAATGTCGCGAGCCTGGACGACGGGCGACGGCGCCCGACACCCAGCGACGCCTCGATCTCGCGGATCCGCGCGGCGAGGTCCTGGCGCGTGGCGTAGCGGATGCGCTCGTCGCCCATCTGCACTTCCAGCGCGCCGCTGGCATAGGCCGAGCGCAGCCGGTCCAGCTGTTCCTGCGTGTACGCCATGCCCCGATCCTCTACAGCCACGTCCGCGCGCGCTTCTGCCGCGGCTTCCTTGCGGGCATCACGGCCGCCAGACCTGGGCCCGCGTCGGGCGCCGCCTCGACCGCCACCGCGTTCGCGTTCATCCAGTCCCCGCACGCCCAGTCAGGCGGCGCATCCCAGGCGATCCGGGTCAGCCCCTTGTGTTCGGCCAGCGCTCGCGCTTGCACCGACAGGTCAAGTCCCTCGTTCCGCACCTGGCCGGGCTTCTTCTGCCAGCCCTTGTCGGTCCGTTCCTCGGCCGTGAACTCGGCCATCTGCTCGTCGGTCATCCAGCGCGGCACGAACATCGCCGCCGTGACGCCTTCGCCGCGCATCAGCTGCGCGGCGACCGTGTCCTTCAGCCGGTCCGTGGCAAAGTTCAGGATCTGGATCGACCGCGCCTTCTTGCCCTTCGCCGCACCTTCCGGCCGCTCGTACCAGACCCGCGCACGCAGCCGCAGGCCCCCGTGCCCCCGGCTGACGAACCACGCCCGGCACCCGGCCTTGCGGCGACGCTTCAGGAACGCTTCCGCATTGTCCGAAACCCCCGGGGCCCCCTGGAAGTCCACCACACAACCGACGGGCCGCAGCGCATAGCTTGTCCCGGCCACGGGCCATGCCCGCGTCGACAGATCGTCCAGCACCGCCCAGTCGGCCTGATACCGCGCCGGGTCCAGCGCCCGCCCCTGACCGTCCCCGTCCAGATGCGGCGCACCAGGCGGCGGCGTGATCAGGTCGAACCTGTCGACGATCTGCGCCAGCCCGTTCTCACCCCACGCCGTCACCTGCACCGGGAACCGCGTCGCCTGCACGTCGACCGACACGGTGATGAACCGCGTCCAGGCCGGGCACATTCCCCTCGCCGTGTCCTGCGCGTTGTCCTTCAGCGCCTGGACCCCGACCATGCCGTCGCTGTCCATTCGCGCCGGCCGATGCGGCACCCCGATCTCCAGGTACCGCACCTGCGCCAGATCTGTCTCGTCGCCAAGGGCCACGGCCTTGGCCTTGGCCGCCAGGAACCGCGACACCAGGTCGGACCAGCTGGCGAACGCCGCCGCCGCACCGTTCAGCGCGTAGCTGACGATCTCGGTCTGCCGGATTGCCGGATCGCCGATCCGCGCCTTGCCGCCGTCGCGCGTCTCGTGCAGCCAGCCCCCGCGCCCCCGCATCGCCTGCCGGTTCAGCTGCACCTTGTGCCGGTGAGGCATCAGGCTGCCGCAATGCGGGCATCCCATCTCGGCCTTCGCCCCCGCCTCGCCCGGCGCCAGCGTGTCGTCGTACACCAGCCGGTCGAACCGCGGCTCGAACAGCTCGGAACAGTCCGGGCATTCCCAGTACCACCGGGCCCGGGTCCCCTCGTTGTACACCTGCACGATCCCGCCCTCGACTGGCGGCATCATGTGCGGCTCGGCCTCGCGCGGCGTCCAGGTCGGGTCCGACCACGGAAACGCCGGGGTCGATTCCACGAACACGCAGCCCCGCGACATGAACGTACGGATCCGCTGCCGGGCCATGCCCAGCGGGCTGCCTTCCGGCGCATCCTTCGGCCCCAGCACCTGCGGCATGTGGTCGAAGTCCGTCATCAGGACCAGACCATAGGTCGCCGACGACAGCTGCTGCGGCGTCGGATACCCGATCTCCATCCGCATGCCTCGGAACCGCTTGCGGCTGAACGTGCTGTCGTCCCGCCCTTGGCCGGTCAGCGCCCACAGGTCGGGGCTGTTCATCAGCATCGGGTTCAGCTTCTGGTCGACCCACCGGTCCCGGCTGGGCTTGTCCATGTGCACGATCAGCGTGGGCATCGGTGAACAGGTCACCCGATGCGCACCGACGTTCTGCAGCGCCTGCGTCTTGCCCGACTGCGCCGGGGCTACCACGGCCACCACTTGGTACAGCCGCGATGTCGTCATGTCCTGCGGCTCGACCATGTACGG